GTTACATACGGTTTATTTTTCCCATTCCAAGATTCGAGAAAAGGTGATTATTTAGCTCTTACTGAATATGAACAGCAGGAAATAAGGTCCGACCTGATTCACTTGTTGTTAACAAGGAAAGGCTCGAGATATTTTTTACCAACATTCGGAACAAGATTATATGAATATATCTTTGAACCATTCGACGGTTTAACCTTTTCGGCTATTGAATCTGATGTGAGAGATTCTATACAACAGTTCATGCCAAATCTAATAGTTAATAATATTTCTATAGAACCAATCACACCTGAAGAACAGGTCGATGGAGATTACACAGGTTCTGAATTCGGCAACAGGGTTTGGGACATATATAGAGTTCCTGGTAAAGGTACTTACGAATACACAGCAAAAGTCAGAATAGATTATTCTGTTGGTAATTCAGTGTTTGCTCAAAGTGATTTCGTTATAATCAATATTTAATTAAAATGGCTAACAACAAAATATCATATACTACCAGAGACTATCAAGCAATTCGAGCTGAATTACTGAACTATGTCAAAACATATTATCCTGACTTGATACAGGACTTCAATGACGCTTCGGTTTTTTCTGTGTTTTTGGATTTGAACGCCGCTGTGGCAGATAACTTACACTACCATATTGATAGAAGTATCCAAGAAACTGTACTTCAATATGCACAACAAAGGTCTTCGGTTTATAATATTGCTAGAACATATGGATTGAAAATACCCAATTTGAAACCGAGTGTTGCTTTGGTTGATTTTTCCATAACAGTTCCAGCCTTCGGAGACAAAGAAGATGAAAGATATTTGGGTACTCTAGTCAGAGGGTCACAGATATCAGGTGCTGGTATCGTTTTCGAAAATATATATGATATTGATTTTGCTTCACCTTATAACGCACAAGGTTTCCCTAACAGGTTAAAGATACCAAATTTCAATCCGAATGGTGTGCTTGTGAACTATACAATTACAAAAAGAGAATTGGTGGTTAATGGTATTACTAGAGTATTCAAGAGAGTGATATCGGCAAATGACGTAAGACCATTCTTTGAATTATTTCTTCCAGAAAAGAATGTTTTAGGAATCACAAGTGTTCTATTGAAAAACGGAACAGATTTTACGAATGTACCAACTGCTGCTGAGTTTTTATCATTGGAAAATAGATGGTGGGAAGTTGATGCGTTGGCAGAAGATAGAGTATTCATTGAAGACCCAACTAAAGTATCTGACCAACCTGGAATAAAAGTTGGTAGATATTTGCAAACAAGTAATAGGTTTATTTCTGAGTTTACCCCTGAAGGATTTAAGAAGATGACTTTCGGAGGAGGCACAACATCGGCACAAGAACAACTCAACTTGTTTACTAATTTGGGAGGACCGTTGAACCTAAATAATTATTTCAACAATTTCTCATTAGGTTCGGCCTTAACACCAAACTCAACTCTTTTCGTTCAATACAGAGTTGGTGGTGGACTGGCAACAAACTTAGGAACAAACGTTATCAATCAAGTCGGTACTGTTACATTCTACGTTAACGGTCCTTCAGAGATAACAAACTCTGCGGTAATCAATTCATTGAGATGTGTGAATGTAACCGCAGCAATAGGAGGTGCAAACGCTCTCTCAACTGAAGAAGTAAGAAACTATGTATCATTCAACTTTGCAGCACAAAAAAGAGCGGTAACTGTTAACGACTATGAAGCAATTATCAGAAACATGCCTCCACAATTCGGTGCCCCTGCTAAGGTTGCAATCACAGAAAATGACAATAAAGTTAACATTCAAGTGTTGTCTTACGATACATCAGGAAAACTCACAAGTATTGTATCCAACACACTGAAACAAAATATTGCAAACTATCTTTCGAATTACAGAATGTTGAATGATTATATTTCAATTCTCACAGCACAAGTAATCGACTTGAGTATCGAAGTATCAATTGTATTACAAGCAACACAAAACTCAGGTCAAATCATTACTGACGTTGTTAATAAAATATCAGACTATTTTAACCCACAAATAAGAGAACTTGGCCAAAATGTTTATCTATCAGAACTTAGGAGTATTATACAAAATCAAGAAGGGGTTATCACTGTGTCATCATTAGATGTATATAATCAGGTTGGTGGACAATATTCATCTGCTGAAACATCCATGCAGTATGAAAACGAAGAAACAAAGAAAATCAAACCTGTGGATGACACATTATTCGCAGAACCAAGTCAAGTATACCAAGTTAGATACCCAACTAAGGACATTAAGGTGAGTGTTAAAAATTTCCAAAACGTAACTTTTTCTTAATAAGTTTATTTATTCATCTTAGGGTGTAGATTTAGGTAGGTGAATTATAGAAAATTTACCCTTAACTATTTATAAATTAAAGGATGAATGGGTCAGAGTTATAGAATACGAACTGAACTCGGAATTAATAAATCGATAAATGTCGAGTTAAACCAAGACTATGAATTTTTAGAGATACTTTCCCTCAAAATTCAACAAGCTGATGTTTTCACTCGTTCGTGCTCTGAATATGGAGTTGTTGTTGGTAGAGTTACCGCAAATAATGGATTTGGTATACCAAATGCAAAAGTTTCTATTTTTATACCTGTCAGTGATATAGACCTGTCGAATCCCGTTATTTCTGCAATTTACCCTTACAGGAACATAACCGACGTGAATGAAGATGGGTATAGGTATAACCTTCTACCTTATGAAAAATCATACAGTAAACATGCTGCAACAGGAACGTTCCCATCAAGAAATGACGCTTTAACCAATTCGACTGTAATCGAAATTATCGACAAATACTACAAGTTTACTGTAAAGACAAATGAGAGTGGTGATTACATGATAATGGGGGTACCTACAGGGTACCAAACTATTGTTATGGACTTGGACCTGTCAGATATGGGCGAATTTTCTTTGACTCCTCAAGACCTAATTAGAATGGGAAGAGCAAGTGAAGGTCAGGTTAATGGTTCAACATTCAAAACATCTACAGACCTAAATTCATTACCACAAATTGTATCAATAAATAAAACTCTTGAGGTAAGCCCTTTATGGGGAGAACCTGACATATGTTTGATTGCTGTCAACAGAGTCGATTTCGATTTAAGAGACGATGCAAATATAGACATACAACCCAATGCTATTTTTATGGGTTCTATGTTTTCTAATACTGACAAATATAGAGTTAGAAAAAATTGTAGACCCAGGGACAATACAGGCGAACTTTGTAGTTTACAATCAGGTCCTGGTCAAATTTTAGCTATAAGACAGACTATAAGACAAGATGGTTCAGGTAACCCAATATTGGAACAATATCAATTAGAAAATTCTGGTAATGTGATAGACGAGGACGGAACATGGTTATTTGAATTACCAATGAATTTGGATTATATAATAACAAACGAATTCGGTGAAAGAGTTATTTCACCAGACCCTACTATTGGTATACCGACTAAAGGAAAATACAGATTTAAGATAAAATGGCAACAATCCAAAGAATTAACACTTCAAACAAGAAGGGCTTATTTCATTGTTCCTAACGTTAGAGAGTACGGATGGGATGAGGATAGTAGTGCTGACCCTTATTTAACGGCACCAAAAACATCCCCAAAATATAAACAGTTAAGAAGTTCTTATTATTTTGGGGTAGATTGGTCAGGATATACAAATGGATTTGATACTTCGGCTGATACTAAGTCAGAAATAATAATAAATTGTGAAGACAGTTTTTATCAAATGTCTTTCAATAAAGTTTATAGTGTGTCAAGTTTGATTGACCAATATAAAAAAGGAAATAGGGCTAGATTTATAGGTATCAAGGAAATTGATGACGATGATTGTGCTGACTCAGTAAATAAATTCCCTGTTAATGAAGGGTATAGAAACTATGATACAATTTATTTTATATTTGCATTACTTTTAACATATCTTCAATATATTGGTTCGTTCCTATTAGTTTTGGGTCATCTTATTATTGGAACTATATATCAGATAATTAGAATATTATCTTTGGGTACAGTTAGAGCGGGAGGTATTCCTCTCAGATTACCGATGATTACCTACCCTGAATGTGAAAACTGTGAATGTAAACCAGCTACAGCGGGTAATTTAATAGATGCGGTTGGAAGAGGAACATTAACTCCTGTCTCAACCCCTACTTTTTACTATGATAAATTAACAGAACTCCTTTATGGGTTAAATTATCAACCAGAGGAAGACATACCAATCATTGCGGAATTATATTCTCAAGCAATGGGAGGAAATATAAGCTCTAGTGTTGACACAGTTTATAAAGTACCTAAGTCCGACGTGATGAGAGAAGTTTCTGAGAAAAACGATAGGATGTTTGTTTGGGGTATGGACCTACCGTTAGGGGAACGAATAAATATTTTTAACCAAAGAAGCACTTATTTCACAGGTGATAACATAATAAAAGTAAGTTTCGATTCTCCGAATAATGTAAGTTCTTTTCATTTTGACAATACTATAACTGTCTTATCTACCGTAAGTTACGATTCCGGACAACTTCTTACTGCTGTAGACCCCACAACAACAAGTGACTTAAATGCTAAATTCAGTGAGATTGTAAGTGGAGAAACTTTTTTTGGCGTTTCGGGGACATCTGTTAGTGGTCCACAACAAATAACAGTAACCTATGCAGATATTACAAACCAAACAATACCAAGGTCTACTTCGTATAATATAAGTACAGGTACAACTGTTGACCGACAAATATTCCCTATGGATAGAGAGTATTATCAAGTAATTACAGCAATAACTGTGTCTGATTATTTCAAAATGATAACTTCATCAACTGGACAAAGTTTTCCGAGTATTTTGAATTCACAAACAATACTCCGACTGATGGAGCAAGGAGTATCTCAGTATCGCGAAAGAAATATGGCTGTAAATAATTTTCTATTTGCGAATTTCTTCAAAGACTTCAGTTCTCAATATGTTTTGGTTCTACAACGAGGAGTTGACCCTTATTCACCCTTATTGGAAAATAAATATAATTTGGGTGTTTTATTTGGCTCAAACTACAATAACCCGAACTTTGACTTCACAATCCAATCTAGGGTTAATATTCCTATTCAACCCAAACAAAATGGTCAAACAATAAATAATCTATCAACACAAGTTGGTAATTTTCATCAATCAAAATTTTTCACACCAGGTAATCAATTTTCTGCATTTACATCTACTACTGTCGGTTATTATGGTGCTATTGACGCTACCGATGCTCCGAATGTAGATAATCTTATAACTAGAACATTCAATGGGTTACTGGGTATAGTTGGAAGGGGTGATTTTTATACTAGTGAGCAAAGTAATAAAAAATACGATAATTCAGAAGATTTAACAGGTAATGCATTTTTGGAAGGGAGAAACACCAATTCCACATGGCTTACCGTGCTTCTGGCATCCGCGGTTTCATTTGTTATTACAACTGCAATTTTGCTCTTAACTTATCCAGCGTGGGCAATTACACCAGCATTGATAGGGCTCTTAGCTATTAGTGGTGTTTCAGGAATTTCGGGTGTTTTAGGTGCGTTGGTTGCTGCACCTATTGTCGCAGCTTCTTCAGTTGGTAGATTATCATATAATGAATTGAAATACAAATATAATTCTCCAAACTCATATCCTGATTTGAAAGATAACCCTATGTTATTGTCAAATAGTACACTGAATGTAATGAGGACAGATAGACTACCATCTTCAGATAGTTTAGATGGAGCATCTTGGAGTGCAAATAATGTTGCGTTGTTACAACAAAACATAAACTTTGGTTTTTATGATGTTTCAAATCCTTTTGAAGGATTTATTCTTGACGGTTATCAAACAGGCGCTGAAGAAGAGGGTCAAGACATCGAAGGTCAGATTTACTCAGGGACCGTATTAACAAGCTTTAGTTGTGAGGGTATGGTTTCATTAAGTTGTTATTCAGGGTTCAGTAATACTTTTGGAGTTAATGAGTCTTGTGCAAAAAACGATGCTGTTGTTAGTGGATGTTATGTTTTATTTACAAGACCATTGTTTGGTCTTGCTTCTGATTTAAGATATTTTGCCGAATGGGCAACCAGATATAAATTCTTTTATGCGATGTGTAGAGGAGTACTCTCACAAACATTTACAAATAATTGGGTTAATGGAACTTTGTTTGCGTTCCCCATTCAGGTAGATACGACATATAATTCACAAAACAAACCAAACGAACCAAAATTCTGTAAAGACTTGGTCTTTTTTGATGAAACAACAAATAATTTTTACTATAGAAGTAGTCCTTATGATATTGAGGCGAATAAATTTGTTGGTAAATTATCAACAGAGGTTACTGCGGTAAACCAGAAAAATTTATTATTTCCAACTACGATGATTGATTTAGGTTATAAAGATAGTTTCTACTCTGAAATAATGCTAAATCCTGAAGCAAATGCTTATGTAATGGATACTTTGAATCCAACAAGTTATTCTGACCCGTCAGACATTATTAATCTATTTGTTATATCTAGAATATTAAACACTTCTATTTTGAATGGTGTATCACTTAACGAATTATTTAGTAGAAATAGTTTACAAAGAAATAAAAGGGTTGACGGTGATTTAGTTCAAATGCTCTCCACAAATTCTCAAGAAGGGGTTATAAAATTCAGTCCTGAATATTATGACAGTAATACAACAAATAGTCCCGTTGGAATTTACGGAAGCTCATCACAACCCGTGATTGGTATATTCTATTCATCAACAACAGAAAATTTACAATTCAAAGACTTCATAAGTCCTGGTAGAGTTAACTATAGAGCAACACCAACATCAACAACAGTACCTGTTCAATATAATATCAAAACACAAACTGTACCATTTTATACATGGGGTTTGGTTAACACCGCACAGATATTTGGAACAGAGAAAAATAATTGGGCGACATCAAGTGTGGATATAGTTCAAAAAGGATATCAGTCTTTAGACAGAATAAGTGATACTGACTTCTTCAAAGCTAAAGGGTTAAACAACGACATTAGTATGAGAGGATATATATTCAACGTTAGTGGAGATACTGCTCAATCATATAGTTTAGATTATAAAGTCACAGGTCCTATATATAGTAATAAATTCATTGTTGGAGCACCGTACCATTTCTATTTCGGAACAGTGGTTGGGGCAACTGCTATTGAAAAGTTCAAAACAAAATATTCGGTAGATGAATAGTTATCAGATAATCCCGAGTGGACAACAATTCAAATCTGCACCTGAAGACGACCAAAATATTCAGTTGACTTTAGAACAACAAGCTCAGAGTCTGGTTGAATTCGATAGGTCTGTCACCGTGAGTTTAGCTGAGGTATATGATGCCGAAAGACAAGCGTCTACTAAATTTAGACCAACCTTCAAAGTTAGTTATTTATATGATAACGTAATTTCCGGTACGACAGAGTATGGAAATTTTAGAAATAATCTTTTTTATGTGGACCCACAAGCATCAATATTTTCTAATGTTTGGGGAGGTTTCCCACAATATTATGAGTTAGATTTTTTCAGGAACGATGTGGATAACACCCATATCGGTTATAAGAGTGTTAGTGCATACACATACAATTGGGATTATTATATAACATATCCATCCCAAAATAACTATGACAAGAGAATGAATGCTACTCTTGATAGTGAATTTTATGATTGGGTTGTTTCAGAGGGAATACCTTTCAAAATTACAAATAATGTCCAAAATGGAAGTGGGATTCTCTCATTCGAGTGTATTGCACCTCACGGTCTAACTCCTGGCGAATCAGTCGAATTACTAATCAACGGAGAGGTTTTTTCATATAGAAACCAAGAGTTATTTGAGGTATACTCCTTGGGTAATGATTTGTTCAACAGTGAACCATATATTTTCAATTTGTACAACATTGGATATACAGGTACCACTTTAGGACCAGGAACAAAAGGAACTTTCAGAAGGGTTGTTAATTTTGATAACCCTTTGGAAACCAAATCAAAATATTATGTCAGACAACATAAAGTGATTTTGAAAACCAATGACTTGATTATAACAAAATCAGGATTTGAAAAAAATCCTTTTTTAGATGAGAAGAGATTGGAATTTAGTTCATTGACCCCTAACAAAATTACTAGAATATCCATTAGAAATAATTCTAACGCTTATACAGTAACACCCAAAAGAGACATCAATATCGTAAACTACTTAGATAATCAACTCAGACCGGTGACAGAACTTTATTTAACAATCATTAATAAAGGTTATTCTGGTTATTTTAACAAACCATTCGGTGGATACGGTCTGAAGCAAGGGTGGGAGTTTAATATCACAAATACAAATAACCCGTGGTGGGGAGACGACAACTATTACTCCAATGCACAAATACCTGTCAGTTCATATACTCAAACAGACATAGTTACCAAAACTTTCTACTACAACCAACAACTGAATTATGACGATTTAGTGGACGGTGATTTTTGCGAGTGGAACGATTACTATCAAGTGGAGAGAGTTGTCTCGAGATATTTTCAAAAGATAAAGTTTAATCAGGATAACTTTAAGACCACGAATGGACAACCAACAAATGCTGCGGGGTATTATTATAACCCACACAATGCAATGACCATAAGAGTTTTCTCAGACTACATAGAAACGGCGGACTCTGAGTCGGTTGATTTGATACCAACGTATTCATACTTCTCGATTGCCGACCAACAATTTAGATGGAGAGACCTTTATCAATATGGTTTTTTTGACCAACTTGGAAGGGGTGTTAATTTTCCTTTTATGAATGACGCTCAATATCCCTTCGATGATTTTATATTTAGATTAATACCTGATGATGCAGGATATGATAAAAATGACGGATTGACTGGATTGCCAATTCCTGTAGACCCATTAATTGATAAGTGTGAATAAGTTTATAATTAAACAGACTAAGTTAGTAGACAACTACATCAATTTACCAATCGAACTGAATTGGGATTTGGAGGGGATAGATGATGCTATAGACCAATACGAAACACAGGCAATTGAGAAAGTTATAGGTAAAGGGTATGATTTTGAGGTTAACAGATTTCCACACGATAAACATGAAAGTTCTGAGAAAACAGAAATTAATTATGAATTTTATTTTTATTCAGGAGGTAGTTTGACAGACTCCAATAGTTGGAAAAATAGTTATTTAGGAGAAGGGTTTACAACACAAGATGTTTTTTACTACACGGATAAATTTACTAAATCTTATTTCAAATTAGACTTTTATGACACTGTAGATAACAAACGACAAAAAAATTATTTCACTGTTATTATACCTACACAACAGGGTGAATTCATGTCGATTAATATGGCAAGAACTCCTGTACTCATAAGAAAACCAAAATACAAGTTGGATTATATCGGAGACAAGGAAGGTTTTTTTCTTTATTGGTTGAAAAGTTTGGACTTCATCCCTTTGAATACTTTTTACATGACAGCAAAATTTTACAATGCATCTACAGGACAATTTACGAGACTTATGAATAAACCACAATCTGTGTTGACGGGTACCGCACCAAATAGTAGCGTTACCCAATTCGACTACACAGAGTTTTTCTATTATAGAGTTGTTTTTGATTATATAAACTTGACATATAGAGTGTATGAGACATCGAATAACGAAAGAGTAGGAACAACAGTACCAATCAAATGGTACGAATATATAAACCCACCGCAACCATGAGTGATACTTATAATATTATAATTTCACCTCAAACAATTTCAGGTGACATATCCAAAGTAAACTACAGTGGACAAACGGTTGGTGTATATTCTGCAATGACACAAGTATTGTCGTCAGGTCCAAACGGAAGTTCAACTCTGACAGGTTTAACAATTCCGATATTACTTAGACAGAGTACATTAGATATGGGATATTTTACTCCATTTGATGGGGAAGTATCTCAAAAGGATGTTGTGACGAACTTTATATTTAGTTCAACCACACAAGACCCATACACTTATAAGATATATAATACATCTTCTCAGTACCAAAAATTCATAGAACTTTCTAGTTATTATGTAGATTGGGGAGATGGCTCTCCAAAAGAAAGAGTAAGCGGATTTACACCAGATTATATCTCCCACACTTATCCACAAGCTGAAAAAAAATATACAATATTATTGGAACAAATTAATCCTTGGGGATTGGTCCAAGTATATAAAAAAGTCTCAGTTCCATATAAAAATAAAATAATTTATAACCCATTGGGTAGGGCTTTCTTCACATCCAATGTTGGTTCATGGTCGGCAACACCAATTAGCTATGATTATATATTTTCAGGGGATGCGGTCAATACTATACAATCCGAAGTTAGTTCAGGGTATACAAGTGTACCATTTACTATTTCAGCCGAGACCAGTTCAAGATTGGAGGAACTGACACCGTATGGTATATTCACCCCACAACAGAGAGTTGGATTACCTATAATAAATAACGGGCAAGTTTTTGGTGTTATCACGGATGTCAATCCCGTATTCACCGCATATACAATACAGAATGTAGATTACTATGATTATAACAATGGTTTGACTTTATTTTTCACACCATCATCGGGATTTACATACGATAATATAACTGAAGAACCTATAACAAAAGATGAATTATTAATGAAAGTTAGTGACCAAGGTCAGATTCAAACAAATGTTTTTGTTGAGAGAGGAAAGAATAGTGGGTTTGAAAGAGTACAGAGGTTGGGAGAAATAGACAATTTAGGTGATTTGGAAAACTATGGGTACGGATTTTTTAACGTAGAAGAGAGGGGAAGGACAAATAGTGTTTAAGGGTTTTTGTAGATAAACTATTTATAAAATATAAAATAAAAATATGGCAATAGGAACATACGGAACACTAAGACCTAGTGATGTTTCTCCGGAGGATGTAGAGATTATAATGAACTACACGCCTTCGAGAGATGTCACGGATAACTTTATTCTAAAAACTCTAGATGCTCCAACGATACTAAGACCTTACTTCAACAATGAAGGTACAGGTGGTAATGATGGAGTCGAGGTCTTAGGTGGTCTATACAATTTAACTCTACCCGCAGAAGAATTTAATCAACTCGGATTTTATACTCTGTATTTGAGACCCGCACAGATTAGAACAGTAATCACTGATTGTGGAGTTTTGAGTGCATTACCAAACGTGAAAGGATTGGTTATTGATTTATCAAATGTACCGGCAGCATCACTGAATAAATTTGTTCCCCAAGGATTAGTTGGGTTCAGAGTTGAATACCTGAATAACGATGGTTCTAAAATACCAAACTTCTTCAGGATAATCACTTCTTCATTTTATTGTGAGCCTGTAGTAACAAATCAAGTTAACACAGTACAGAAAGCAATTAGATACAGATATGTAGATGGACAATCTAATCTTTTGTTTTTGACACTATCACCTTCATCATCACCCACCAACAAACCAAATGCGACACCTTATATAGGTCAACCTGACCAACAAATCATCATATCGAATACATATTTCAATCCCGTAACAATAGATATTGAAATGGTTGAATACGATATATCCTCTCTTGCAATCGCATTGTATGGTAACCAAACCAAATCAATTGATGATGGTATCTATACAATCTATGACTCTGAAAACAATATCTACAGACAATACAACTTGTATGAAATTAGAAATCAGTTCAATGAGTTGTTATACGAAGTTAGACAAAATAGAGGTAATGATATTGATTTTAGTAAAAACTTTAACACCATAACAAGCTAATGGCAATAGTAAGAGATAAATATTTTTACCCACCAAGACCAGGTAACGGTGCTGGCACATTCTCGGATGATATCGTAGGATTACAGACGGTTACAGGGGGAGGTTTGACTCAAGGGAACTTCGAGTTTTCAACTTCAGTAGTTGAAAAAGTTAATCGAACATTCAATGTAGGTGCTTTTTCTAGTCCTGTCAATTTGAATGATATTGATGTTAATTCATTATTTCAAAGTAGAGTTACACAACAAACTCAATTCAGAGTTTATCCTAACTATGATGTTTCTGAGGTTTTGAATTTTTCGATGTATGGTTCCCTGTCAAAAAGATTCAGTGTTTCTATTACAAGAATTATTAACTTTTTTCCTGCGGCTTTAGATATATTGTATTCACAAATTAATTTCACTACAGGTGCAACTGCTCTGAATATTTCATACGACCCTATCGAAGATGAAACATATTTCGAAATAAATGTGGACAGAATCCACAATCCTTTGGATATCGATTACTCTGTAAACGCAACAACAAATTTGAGAGCAAGAGAATTAGATGTATCGATATATAGAAATTTGAACAATACGTATTTGGATTATTGTGTTAGTGTTGACGACATAGATTACAAAGTAGAGTCGTTCCAAGCATCAGAATCTTTGAGTAGTGGATATATTGCCTTTTATGTTTCAGGTGCACCTTTCGGTACTTCGGCCACAACTTGGTATGATGACTTCGAAGTTAGACCTAATGATTACATTGCAGATAAAGTATTCGAAGAAGATTTCGATGAAGTAGAAAAGTTCCTCTTGAACAGGTTAGTAACACCCGAATACACCGCTATGTTCAAAGTACCACAACAAGATTTATCAGGTCAATTTTATATTTCCGATGTTGTTGTTACTTGGCCCAAAGACGGACCATGGAACTTGGATATCAGGTCAATTAGTTTCGACAATTATTTGACTGAGTTGGAGGCGATTGCGGTTAATCTTGATGGATTCAAAACTAATCTTATTTCGAGATTTTTGGTATCGGGTTCTCTAAAAGATTTTGATACTTTAGGTCAAAAAGTGGAAAAGATTTTCCAAATCTATGGAAGAAGTTT